CTGGTTTAAATATATATAATAAACACCGTGTTCTGAAGCGTTCAATTTAGGTGATTGAGTTACTGGTAATTGTTCTAACGAAGAAACAAAAGGTAAATCTATAGTTTGAACTTGACCCCCTGCAGCAAACTCCAAAGTTTCACAAGGAAAATTTGAAATTTGATCATACAAAGGCGCTACACCTGGATTGGCCAAAGCTAAATTTCTAACGGAATAATCTCTAGCAACTAAAAGTTTACAAAAATGGAAGTTAGACATATTAGACTGAATGTGTAATTTTAACGTTCCCCTCCAATATTTGGACATAGTAGCTAATGTCTGTTGTAAATTAGTAAAATAATAAGACTGTATTATTTGCAAATTAGAGTTGGTATAAGTTATATTTCTAAATTCTTGCAAAGGAGTTATTGGTCTAGACCAAAGCAACTTACCTTCAGAAGTATCATCATAAACTGCAAAAGTACCAATAAATTGCGGTTTTCTCAAAATTTCTCTAATGTTCATCTCATCGCGCGTAGTGTCAAAAATTGGTTGAGTCGTAATTCTATCAAAATCATAAAATGGGTCCAATTTTTCATATTGTGTGGGTTTATCTACCACATTAGGAAGTTGTCTCATAGTAACTTGACATTTATCAACTAGCTCAGGATTATTAGGGTTGTGCATCCCTGTATAAGCCTTAACTAATCCTCTTGCGGTATCGAAGAAATCGCCTGTTACTTCCCTTGCAGTACTAAAAGTTTTATCAATAGCTTTGGTTCCAAAACTCTTAACTGTATCTATTAGACCTTCAGCCTGATAACGTGTATCTACGTGCGGAGCATAAAACTCCAAATATTTAAACACTACATGCATTGTTATAGTTAATGTTGTAGAGCCACCTGTAGGAGCATTCAAAGGATTCAAAACGCATAAAGCAATATCTGCGTAATCCCTCAACGCAAAATTTGGACTAACTGTTGATAAGTCAGTATCACACTTCATTAATTTAGTGTTTGAGTAGAATGGAATTTCCAGCGTTGCTGGTGTGCTTTCATTAGCTGATAAGAACACATGTGGTGCAGCCAGTAAAGTATTAGTCACATTTAATCCTGTCGTTACTGGATTTAATTCAGTTCCGTACCCTACCGGTAAACAAGCGGCCACAACAGTTCCTTGATGCATTGGCGTACCTGACACTTGCAATATCAAGCTGGCTTTACATCTATATAATGTAGATGCATCAAAAGGAATAGACGCTAACGGATTAGATAACAACAAATCCGGAAATTGAAATACATCTAAAAAAGTATTTCGTAGCGCTGAGTCGGTCCATTTTACTGTACCTACTCTAAAAGGCTTATTTAATATGCGTGTATAATCCATCAAAAATTCAGAAGATACACTTGCTTGTTCTGGAAAAGTCTCAAACATCATATTAGGTTCAATATTATTTCTTAATCTAATTCCAGATAAATAATTTTGCGAAACTACTTCCACATTATTTTTTGTATCTTGGTAGCTTTCGACAATTCCCATTTTTGACATATTTTCCAACATGCCAGATTCGACTGTGTTTATAGTTGCGTCAACAACATTGTTTTCATTATTACTTTCATTTGAGGTAGCATTAATTTACATCTAGTTGGTTACTACCATAACCAACAATAATAGATGGCTTCTTTTAAAAAACTATATAAAATTCTTCCCTGTCGCTATTTGTAAAAGAATTTACTAAAAAACAAATATGTTAAAAACGCATATATGAAAAAATTTTATTAAAATAAAAACTAAAAATATAAGTGATTAGAAAAAGACAATGGTATTTCACTATGATCATCTATAAAATAATTAACCATAGTAAGATAGGGAATTTTCTCCCAAGGAACTTTATATTTCCTTAAACGAAAATACAAGTCTTCCAAAAGAGCTTCATAATCATTGTGCAAAAACATCTCCCTTTGCACAGCTGCTATTTTATCTCTCAATACTACTATTTGGTCTTTCGTTCCATCATAATAAGACAGAGTATTCTGAATAACCCTCAACTCCAAAGGACAAACAATTTTCTTCAGTGTTTGATGAAAAACAAAAGATCTTTTCAAAAAAGAAACTTCGCTTATATGTTGGAAAGGTGACTGAATAGCATTTTTAGATGCATCAGTAAAACCCAAACCAGCGTCAGTAAAAAATTCCTCCATTGTAAATGCATTCAGCGTTTCAAAATGGTTTCTGACAACATTTAATTTATCATCTCCATAAACATAATCCGACACATCTGTCCAATAACCATAGGTTGTAGGTTTTTGAGTATTCCGATAATACCATATAGCAGTGTATAATTTATTAACTATACTATTTACGATAGCAGTTAAATAACTTCCTGAGGGCATCGAGTGAGTTGTAATATACAAATCCTTATGCACTACAACAATAGAATTAGTAAGAGTACCAGCAAGAGCTTGAACCAAATTGGGACATTTATTTATACTCTTGCGACACAAAACATTTGCTATCATTTCTTGAATCATAGGATTCATCCCTCCATCCCAATTTTTTATATCGCCTGCAAATATTCTGCCTGATTGCATATCATTAAAAATTTTTGGCCACTCTGAAATAGGATTACAACCAACCATTATTTTGTTAAAATCTCTATTACTCATGATGTTTTCCACCATTCTTCCAAAATATTTTTTCATTAAAAACTGCTGGTGTATAGTACCCACTCTAAAACTTCTCGGAACTCCTTCCTTCTCTTCATTTCTTACTTCGTCCTTTAAACACTCAAACCACAACAAATTTTGATAATTTACATGCCCTTGTTCAGCTTCTAATTCGATTTGTTCTAACTCCTTCTTAAACATAGTTGTAGTTTCACCCTTCTCAAAGTCAATGTAAATACTTTTATCTTTAAAACACCCAAAACCATTAGACGACTTCTTATTTAATCTAGCTAACTTTTCTGTTCCCCATATCACTTCTTCATCCGTTAAAACTTCAAAAGGAGACACTATTTCATCCAGAACTTTTCCAGCAAAATTCAACTCTGCTTGAGTGAAGCTCTTACAGGGTTTGAATGATTTAGACGCAACTATTTTTAAAGTTTTGTCTCCATATTTATCTAGTTCTGCTGGATACCTAGATACAGGATAAATTCCGTATAAAGACGAAGGTTCTATATTGGATGACATTGGAGTATTAGAAATTAATTTTCCATTATCAAGCTTACAAACGCTACTTTCATTTAAAATTCTGTCTGACACAGAAAAAGGAATTGGAACTAATGGTTTATCTTTTTCCATCAGATCCCTAAGAACTTTTATTAGTTCACTAGACCAATTAGACCCAATACCCAGACCTTGAGTACTACTCCCTGCAACATGAAAACCAACTAAACCTCTTTTTAAAGAGAATACAGGACTTCCACACATACCAGGATTTTGTACATCATATAAGTAATAATCCGGTCTTGCTTTTAAAACTCTTTTCTGAGCTTGAGTTTTAAAAGTATACTCTAAAACTGAACCCACTGAGCTCCCCGCTTTAATAGTATGAAAGCCCCACGGCGTTATTAAGTACTCTTCATCTTTCCCAGCTGACTCTTTGCTTAGCCAACCAGATAAGCTTTTAAAAGGATTAGGAAATCTCAACGGTAGTTCGAAAACACAAAGATCTTCTACAGCATTGCTATAAACTACTTTAATACTAATCCATTCTAGAAGAACATGATTCATTGCTCTATCCTTGTAAATCTTAATTTTCATTTCTTCCCCTAAATTCATATGTTCTGGAAGAATCAAAAGTCTGCCTGAAGCTAATACACAGCATGAAACAACTTCTTCGTCACTCCCTTGCAAATCGCACTCAAAAACGTGGTTTTTAATCAGAGCCACAGAATTATGGACAGATGCAAAATCTCCTGCGAGATGTAGTCCTTCACCCTTAAAGGCTCCGGTACTTAATGATTTATCCTTATCTTTACAGGTAAGAATATTATCCACTGTTAAATATATACTATAACAAAAACAGATCATACCAAAACCTACCAACAATTGTAGATATCTACTAACTTTATATTCTAAAAAGCCTTGTAAATGCTCTCTAGTGTCTGTCTTCTCATCTGCTGTCATATTATTATCAGCTTCAAAATCATCATTAAAAATATACTGCCACTCAGCTAGTTCTGAAAATAGCAAAGATACTATTCTATGCGCACATAGAAATCCATAGTAAACACCGGCTCCGGTAACTATGGATTCCCAAAAACCTTGAGCTTCTATATCATGATACACCTCTAGCATAGTATCGATATCATTGTTAGTCATATCTTTCATACTCTGTGTAAGATCATAAGAAAACTTCATTTTTTCTTTAAGCAACCTAAATCCTTTAATAATTGCTCCCATCCATACTCGAGCGTTGTGAAACATATCATCTCCGCTTAAAACGAAACTAGATGGAATATTATATTTAAAATAAGAAGGAAATCCAAAGACAAAAGTTTGTTCATCACTATCAAAATATTTAAATCTGATAGTCCCTGAAAATACACCTTCTACCCTTTTTACTTCAGAAAAATCAAAAACAAATCCTCTTCTCCATAAAGCACGAATGTCAGCAATTCCATCTGATCTCATGACGCTTTGTATAGTAGAAAAAGAATTAGTAGTCGCCAATATTGTATGACTATTAAAAAATTTAGTATCCTTTAACTTTGCTTCGGCACAGTCTAAAGGTAATTTAACGGATGATACCATATTTATCATAGTTCTCCATTGACTAACTCCTTTTTGACCAACGTCATCCATGAAAAATACATCTTCATTATTATAACTATCGTAAAAATCTCTTCCTTCATTTACATCTGGAACACAATGACTATAACAACTCCACCCCAAGGATGAAACCACCTGATTTAAAAATATAGATTTACCTACACCTGGAGGTCCTTCAAAAACGAACAAATTGGGTTCTTGTCTAGACGTATCTAAATTTGATCTCACAATTTTCATAAAACGATCCCACTTGTCACATTCTTCCTTAACTGATCCACATTTTCTCTTCCAATCTGCTAAATTGGCACAAGATTCATATTTTTTGTGCAGCTGTAATGCTGTATCACAAAAGGATAAACGTAAAAATTTCTTTGGATCTTTTTCGGCTTCATCTCTAAGACTACTCATTTTATTTAATATCAAATGTTTCTCTCCAAATCCTAAATAGGAAAAACAACGCATAGTCAAATCTTTCAAACGTTGACCAGCACCGAATTTATCCAATATAAACACCAAAAAAGTTTCTAATTTCTCAAATAACTGGTGTATAAGAGTAAAATCATCTGAAATTTTTACGTTTGTAAATAATTGCAAATGTTTCAATAAAGACTGTACACATGTAGGAAAATACGGGTACAATCCTGCTAAAAATACGCTCTCTAATCCTTCTGCTGAAAAATGGTCTATCAAAGCGTACACACTCAAAATAATATTTATAAATTGGTCAATTCTCTTTCCTCCGAAATCAGAAGAAAAGCTACTAAATTCTAATAACAATTTAGCCAATAAAATATAAAAGCGCTTATTTACTTTCTTAACTGCGCTTTCTGTTGCCT